CCTATAAGATAGTTGAGCACTGTGAAAAAAATTATTACTGGTATGGACATCAATGGGTATGTAATTTTGCAGGACAAACAGCTATTTTATTAAAACCAGGAGAAGGTTATGAATGGCATTTTGATAATATGGACTATACTAATGGTATTCTTTCTTGTCCCAGACCTTCTAGATTTTGGAGTCATTTAATTTATTTAACTGATGGGCAACCTTTTGAGATAGGCAACTGGAATCCAAAAGGAGTAAGAGTAGAGCAAACAGAGTTTAGTGCTCCAGAACCTACAGAGATTATAGCTAGAATTTATCCTATTCCAGGTAAGACAGTTATATTTCCTTGTTTTATGGTTCATAGAATACAGCCACTAGTTAAAAAAAATAGATGGGCTTTTGTAAGCTTTATTGATAAACCTAATTATACTACAGTAAATAAAAAACAACTAACAAGTATTTATAAAAGGTATTTTAATGACAATATTCGGAATTAGCGCATATCATCATGATTCTGCCGCTGCGTTATTGCAAAATGGCTTTGTAAGGCGTGCTTCCCATGAAGAACGTTTTACTCGTAAAAAATTTGATAATTCTTTTCCTTCTAACTCTATTCGTTGGATGCGGCATCATATTGAAAAAGTTGATGGAGTTGCATACTATGAAAGACCTGGGTTATTAGAAAGACAAAATATTAAAAGAGAAATAAAAAAAGCAATACCAGGAAAATATCCTATTGAATTTATGGATCATCATAAATGTCATGCTATGAGTTCTATTTTAACAACTGATTGGGATAGATGTGCTGTATTGGTAGTAGATTCCGTTGGAGGTAACTACTCTACTAGTTTAGGTATGTACGAAAATAATGAAATTACTTGGATAAAAAGATTTGAATATCCAGAAAGTTTAGGTTTGTTTTATTCTACTATAACAAATTTATTAGGGTTTGTCCCTCTATCTGATGAATGTAAAATAATGTCCGCAGCAGCTTATGGAGAGCCAAAGTGGAAAAATTATATGAAAGAAAAGTTTTTAGAAACAGAATTTGGAAATTATACCTTAAAACAAGATCTACGTAGGGGTGTTGGTAAAGGTGTACTTGATTGGGATATAGCTGCAAGCGCTCAAGAACTATTACAAGATTGTTTAATTAATTTAGCTAATTGGTTATTTAAAGAGACAGCTTGTAACAAGCTTGCTTATGCCGGCGGAGTAGCTTTAAATTGTGTAGCAAATACTAATTTAATTAGGTATTCTAATTTTGATCATATTGCAATTCAACCAGCTGCTGGAGATGCGGGATGCGCTTTAGGAGCCGCGGGGCTTTTAGATAGACCTATTTGGGAAAATGCATATTTAGGATATGAAGATTCTTTAAATCAAAACCCAGAAGATATAGCACAAAGACTACTTAGAGGAGAAATAGTGCCTGTTATTAATGGTCCAGCTGAGTTTGGTCCTCGTGCTTTAGGAAATAGAAGTTTACTAGCATTACCTACTCCTCTTTGTGTTAGTAAATTAGATAATTTAAAAGGAAGAGTAAATGACTCTTGGAGACCGTATGCTCCTGTGTGTTTAGAAGAAGTAGCAGAAGAGTACTTTGATATTTACTATCCTTCTTACGAAATGTTATATGTCGCCTATAACGAACCAAATAGCCCTTTTAAAACACACGATGAAACTGCAAGACTTCAGTTAGTTAATAAAACTAAAAATGCTTTTCTTGCTAAAATTTTAGATTTTACTACTAAGCTTGGGCATCCTATATTAATTAATACTAGTTTAAATGCAAAAGGAAAACCTATTGTTAATACGGTAGAGCACTTTAAAAATGAAATCAAACTTTAACATATTAAATCTGCATAATAAAAAATATGAATATACTTATGATATGCGTGTAGATACTCTACCTACTGGTAGAACCTATTTTACTCCTGATGGAGACTATCCAAGTATTACTACTGTTTTAGGAAAAACAGCTAATAATGCTTGGTTACAAGCTTGGAAAGATAGAGTAGGAGAAGAAGAAGCTGCTCGTATTTCTAAAGAAGCTACAGATAGGGGAACTTTAGTACACGAATACGCAGAACGATATTTTAATGGAGAAGATATTTTATCTGATTTAAAAAAGGAATCTTCTGATGTAATTCAGATGTCAAGAGATCTAATTAAGATTACTGAGTCGGGAGTTACTGAGATCTGGGGGCAAGAACAAGTTTTATGGAGCAATAAATATCAATATGCTGGGCGTTGTGATATGGTAGGTTTATGGAATGGCACTCCCTCTATTATTGATTTTAAAACTTCTAAGAAACTAAAATATGTAAAACAAATTAAAGACTACTTTATTCAGTGTTGCGCTTATGCTGTAGCTCATAATGAACTTTATGGAACAGGTATTAAAAATATAGTTGTATTAATTACTGTTGATGGTAAAGAACCTCAATGTTTTGAAACTACTGCTGTACCTTTTTTATCAGATTTAAAACTAAGGTTACAACAATATGCAGCAGTGTAAACAACTACCGCTTCCAGTATTATCAGTAAATCCAGAAAAAATAGATTTTATTTATTCTAATTCTGAAAATTTTTTTAATACTCGATATCAATTATCTCCTAAATGGAAAAGTTTTGATATTTATGTCGAAGGAAAAGCTTCTCCAATAATGACTCAGTTTCCAGAGGTTGCATCTTGGTTTGATACTATCCATAAACACACTGGAATTAAAAATATTCAGCACTGTTATATTTCTATCTTAGAAGCAAAGTGTTCTATTCCTTGGCATGTAGATGATAATCATGATACATTTAATAAATCGTTTATAACGTCTATAAGAACACAAGAAAGTTTTATAGAGTTTAAAGATCGGCGTAAGTATATTTATAAAAATGGTTATAGTTATGCTCTTAATACAAGTCAAGAACATAGAGTATTAAATTTATCTAATTTACATAGAGTTACTTTATGTGTAACCCCAGAGGAAAATATATATGTTTAAAGAGTTTATTTTTAATATTAAATTTTGGTTTAAAATGAGAAAACTTAAAAAACTTGATCCTTTTATTTACCAAATGCCTACGAACGATGACAAGAAGAATTAAATTAGAATTACAACGATTTTTTCAGGAAAAAGAATTGACGGATAAAGAACGAGAGTTTATACTTGGATGTATAAAAGCACAGCAATCTTATCCACAGTTAACACAAAAACAGTGGAAAATTGTACAAGAAATAAAATCTCGTTATAAGGAGCCGAGTGATGGCAAAAACTAAATATCCCGGAGTAGAAAGAACTCCTAGTGGAAAAATCAAGTATAGAGGCACTACCTTTGATGGCTTTAATAAACCTCGCAGAAGCAATCGTCCCGAGAAAAAAGGCATGGTTTTAGCAAAAGAAGGTGATAATATAAAGTTAATTCATTTTGGTGATTCTTCTATGGGTCATAATTATTCTCCCGAAGCACGCAAGTCTTTTAAAGCTCGTCATGCAAAAAACATTGCAAAAGGAAAAATGAGCGCTGCTTACTGGGCTGATAAAGTTTATTGGGCAGGACCAAAAGGTTCAAAAAAATCTCCTCCCAAATCTCAATCTTATGTTAGAGGTATTAAGCGTAGATGACTAGATGCCAAAACTGCGGACACGAGTCTCATTGCGGTAATTCTTTAAAAAAAGAAGTAAATAACGCCTGGGATAAACGACTAGGAGAAATTGTAGTGTGTAAGCATTGTTTATGCGAATTATGTGCTAAATAACTATAGGAGATGTATTATGATAGGTGAAAAAAGATATTGTAATAGTTGTGGTCATAGATGTCACTGTTATGATTCATCCTGTCAAGAATCAATAGGAGTAGGTATGACCGATAAATGGCAAAAGTGTGATTGCAAAAAATGTGAGTGTACAAAGGAATGGAAAGATCAATAAAATTTCATTTGGTAAAAGAATTACCTGATGATTATATTTTGCCTCCTATTCCAAGTTCTAAACTTATGCCTTCTTGGTTTAAGAACCTTCCTGGTTATGGAGAAAACAACGTACAGACAGTAAAAAAATGCATTCCATTTGTTGATGCAATGACAGCTGGATACACTTTTTTATTACATATAGATTTAATTATTAAAAGAGATTCTGATAATAAAATAACTTTAAGATATCTAAGTGACTCTCATAAAAGTCTTTTAGATAGAATAAAACCTATTGAAACCCACCCAAAAACCCAAGTTCCGGGAGTTCCATTTGAAGATTTACCAATCATAAAATTTATGAATCCTTGGAGAATTGAAACACCTCCTAATTATTCTACTCTATTTTTGCCTTGTGCTAATAGATTTGATACAATGATTATGCCTTTAGTTGGTTTAGTTGATACGGATAGGTATAAAAATGTAGTAAATTTTCCTTTCGTTATTCCTTCTTTACTTCCAAACTCTGAAATACTTTTAGAAAAAGGTACTCCAATAGTTCAAGTTATACCTATTAAAAGAGATAATTGGAAAGAGAAAACTACTTTATACGACTCACGGGTTTTATCAGAGACTAAAAAGCAAAGAGAAGAAATGTTTGAAGATAGAGAAGATTATTATAGAAGAAAACTTTGGAAAAAAAAGGTATATAATTCAATCAGTTACAAAAAATGATTTCTATAAACTAACTTAACCCAAAAATTATTATCAGAGTATGAAAAATTTTTTAATTGGATGGAAAATCAACCAAAATTTTCCTTGAAAGGAAAATAAATGAATCGAGAGTTAGATTTATATAATGCTGTTTTATCATTAGAACTAGGCCCACAACCTTATTATCTTCATTATGGTTTATTATATGACAATAATTCTATAATCCAAAATCAACAACGCTCAACTGATTTACTAATAGAACACCTTATTAAAGGACAAAAATTATTAGAGATAGGCGGAGGATCAGGATATACTGCTAAACAATTAAGAGATATTGGTTATGATGTTACTAGTATTGATAAAAAAGAATATCCTAATTCTTTAGGAGTAACTATAGCAGATTTTAATACTATGATACTTGAATCCGAATTTTATGATATAATTTTATTTCAAGAATCTGCACAATATTTTAATTTTAATACAACTTTTCATAAATGTTATACAGCGTTAAAACCAGGAGGACAATTATTAGTTTTAGATGAGTTTTCTACTGACTTTTTAAATACTTGCCCTATACCTTTTTATCATTCAATAGATTTAACAAAAGAAGCATCTCCTTCTGTTGTACTATTACTTAATACGATTAAAAAACATAAACAAATATTATTAAAAGATTTTTCTAATTCTGAATTAGAGCAGATGATTTATGAATTAAATTTTCGTAAATTAGAATATGATACTAATAAATATAAATATATGTTAATAGATATAAGAAAATAACATTATAAAGGAAAAGATAAATGGACACAAAAAAACTTAGAAAACAACTTGAAATTGACGAAGGGGTAGTACATGAAATTTATTTGGACCATCTCGGTTATCCTACTTTTGGTATCGGTCATCTGGTTACGGAATCAGACCCAGAACACGGACTTGCAGTGGGGACCCCCGTTGATGCTGACAGATGCGCTGAAGCCTTCGAATCGGATATCGAAACAGTCTTGCGAGACTGCAACATCCTTTACTCAGACTTTGACAATTTGCCAGAAGAAGCTCAGCAAATAATTGCTAATATGATGTTCAATCTTGGTCGACCACGTCTTTCCAAGTTTGCTGGAATGAAGCGTGGGGTAGACGCAAGAGATTGGAATGCTGCCGCAGATGAAATGGTTGATTCTCGTTGGTACCGTCAAGTTGGTGCAAGAGCTGAAAGACTTGTGGAGAGGATGAGAAATATCTCATAATGGAACACACAAAAAAATTAATTAAAAAGGTTAAAAAAATGGAATTAGGTAACCCAGTAATCACAGCTCTTGTGGGTTTGGTAGTTTTTTACATTGGACTAAAAATGTTTTCGGGTGGTATGAAATCAATGGGTAATTTAGAACATCTAAATTATTTTATTCATAACCCCTATTGGATGTTCCTCGGCGGTATCATAATGACTTTGCTATGGCAATCATCTTCTTTAAGTACAACAGCTATTATTGCGCTTGTAGCTTCAGGAGCAGTACCATTACCTGCTGCTATTGCAGCTGTATTAGGTGCAAATATTGGCACAACAGGAACGATAT